TGCCGTTGTATGAAGTTCGTTTACAGGTCAGACCTGCGTTCCATTCTAGGCTTTCATAAAACTGTTCCCACGCCTCCGAAGAACCGCCAACACCGTTTTGTGTAACTGTTTCATCAACGCCTGTCAAAACTTTGACCACAACATTGTTGCTATCTAAATATGCGTAATGTGCCATTATGCCCAACTCACATATCCCGTGCCAGCCGTAATTGTTGCCCGTTTGTATCCACCGCTTGCTGCGCTTTCCGTGCCAGTTAAACCTGTTCCGAAAGTAATCGTTCTTGAATCTGAATAGCGAAGTATCACTACACCACTACCGCCTGCACCAGAGTCACCTGTTGTATCTATTTTTGCACCACCCGCACCAACCGAAACAACAACATTGGTTGAAGGCGAAATATCAAGTGGGGTTTCTAAACTACCGCCACCGCCTGTTGCTGTAACTGTTGAACGAAACCCACCAGCACCACCGCCACCGTGACCAGCAGTTCCTGATACGAGTGAAGCACCACCACCACTACCTGTATTGACTGTGCCAGCACCTGCATTCGTGCCACCCGAAGCAGCAGCACCGCCACCGCCCGAACCACCTGCTCCGCTTGCGCCACCACCACCGCCACCAGCACGAGTAACAGATGTTCCAGTAATGTCGTTTGCTACACCAGCACCACCAGCACCGTTTGCACCGACACCACCAACCGCACCAGCACCGCCACCACCACCACCGCCGTTAGTTCCAGTAGTATTTACGCCACCTGCAAAACCTTGACCACTTTCACCAGTTCCGCCAACACCAGTTGTGCCACCACCAGCACCACCACCAGAACCGCCTGCTAAACCGTTTCCATTTTGATATTTACCGCCACCACCACCGCCACGAGAAACAATGGTTGAGAATATGCTTGCATTTCCGTTATTTCCAGTAAAATAACCATCAAGAGGAATATCAAATGCTCCGCCTGAACCGCCACCGCCGATAACAAGATAATCAACAGTTATGCCACCAACAGCACTTACGATTGTCGGTGTGTTGCTAGCCGAAACATAACCCATCAACCTTGCAGCCATAAACTAAACCTCACTCTCGATAACAGGACTTGGTGGTGCAACAAAATCTTGTGTCGCCTCATCATATGTCCAGCCGATACCAGCATAAGTTTTGCCTGCTGTATCAAAAAAAGTTTCAACCCAAGTGCCCTGATAGCGGTCAGGGTTCGCTTCCAAAAACTCTTGTGTAACACAATGAACATCGATAACAACATTGTCATCGTTAAGTTGAGCAAAAAAAGTTTTCATACTTTAAACCTGACATAAACAACCCCAGCCGCACCTGCGCCACCTGTGCTACCTGAACTATTTGCACACGACCCACCACCAGCACCATAATTTACGCCTGCGTTGCCGTTGCCTGTAGTTTTACCTGCAACGCCACCATTTCCAGCCGTGCCACCAGTTGTTTTACCGCCACCGCCACCGCCTGCACCCGCATAATATGTTGCACCAGTTATAAACGGTGAAATGTCAATACCGTTTCCGCCTGTGCCCCCATTAGTTGCGCCGCCATTGCCGCCAACGCCACCTGCACCACCGCCACCGCCACCCGTAAATTCTGCTGTGCTTCCGCCGTTGCCGCCGTTGTTGCCGTTTGCTAATTCCAAACTAACTGCACCTGTAGCACCTGCTGAACCGCCTGCTCCTGAACCGCCTGCACTATCTTTTTGGCCTGCTTGTGCAACTGCACCTGTTGAACCGCCACCAGCACAAGCAATTACACTTCCAACAGAACTACCTAACCCTGTTGTTGCGCTATTTGCGCCACCAGCACCAGCACCACCAGCACCAACATCAACGGCATAAGTAGCGGCAGTCAAATAAATTGTGGTTGCAGAATTTATGCCAACTACAGCACCGCCACCCGCACCGCCGCCGCCATATAAACTCGAACCAGCGTGACCGCCACCGCCACCACCGACAAGCAAAACGTCAAACAAACCTGCTGTAGTAACAACAAGATTGCTGTCGCTCGTAAAAGTTAGAAGCGTACAGTTCTGTGAAGAAACAGTTATAGAACTTGAAGTGCCACCAGTCGCCACACCATAACCTGTAGTAGCAACAATAGTGCTTGTGCTTCCAGCACTCACATATCCGAGTTCACGCCTGTTCGGCATAGTTAAACCTCACTCTCGATAACAGGTGCGATGAACTCGTCAGCAACAGCGTCATAGGTGTAACCGATACCTGCGTATCTGCCACGAATGTTCCCGTTGTATGAGGTGCGTTTGCAGGTTAAACCTAGATGTATTGCTTGCGATTCATAAAACTTGTCCCACGCTTCTGTTGAACCGCCAACAACTTTGCCGTCAGTATCAACTTGTGTTTGTGTTTCGTCAATGCCAACAATTACTTTGACAACGACATTGTTTCCATCAAGAAATGCGTAATGAGCCATTATTGATACCAACTAACATTTCCAGAACCAGTATAAATGGTTGCTCGCTTATATCCGCCCGATGCAGCCGATTCTGCGCCTGCTACACCAGCACCAAAAAGAATACTATAAGCGTCTGAGTAGCGAAGAATAACTACACCGCTTCCACCTTGACCACCGTTACCGTCAATAGCGCCGCCAGAACAGCCGCCACCGCCACCACCAAGATTTGCAGCACCACGACCAGCATCACCATATTTGCTTGTGCTACCGCCACCACCAGTTCCGCCCATACCGTTGCTAGACCAGTTTCCTCCGCCTCCTCCACCGCCTCCTCCGTATGTTACGGAGGTTCCAGTAATGCTTGAAGCCGTACCGTTTCCACCATTACCAGACGAACCAGTACTTACGCTATTAGTGCCGACAGCACTTGTGCCACCGCCACCACCAGCAGAGTTTATTGAACTATTTGTTCCACCTGCGTAACCTTCGTTACTTGTTCCAGTACCACCAGATTTTAAAGTTGCGCTAAAAGCACCACCACCTCCACCACCACAACCACCGTTTAAACCTGCTCCATCTGGACTTCCACCTCCGCCACCGCCAGATACTGAAACCGTGCTAAATGAACTTGCTGAACCAGATGTTCCACTTGCACGAGTAACACCACCAGCGCCACCTGCCCCAACGGCTACTGCATAATTTGTGTAAGTAGAAAGCGATAATGCTGAAGGCAGAGAACCACCGCCACCAGTTGCGGTTACTGTGCAACGCATACCACCAGCACCGCCACCACCAGCGCAAAAGCCTGTAGCAAGTTCACCGCCACCTCCACCTCCGCCACCAAGAACTAAGTAATCAACGGTTAAAGAAGTTGGGACACCAGTAACATTCGCCAAAATTACTGTCGGTGTGTTTGAAGCCGAAACATAACCCATCAACCTTGCAGCCATAAACTAAACCTCAACCCATTCAAGTTCTGATTCGTTCCAAGAATACATTTTGTCGTCTGTTGGCATAGGTGTTGGTGGATTCCAAACTTTATTTGCCCAAGTCCAAGACGGATACGGTTGTTGCGGTCTAAAATCTTGTGCATCAGGTAAATACTCGTAACCAACACCGGCGTATTGTTTACCTGCCGTATCAAAAAATGTTTCAACCCAAGTGCCTGTGTATCGTTCAGGGTTCGCTTCAAGAAAATCTCGTTGCACCACAGCGACATGGGTTACAACATTGTTTTCATCAATTTGTGCAAAGTATTGTGCTGACATTATTTACTCCTGTTTGCTTTATTTAGATTTTGAACCTGACAAAAACTGCGCCAGCAGCACCGTTGCCCGATTGTAATGCGCTAACTGTTCCGCCACCTGCTGCACCGTAATTTGAGCCGTTGTTTCCTGCGCCAGTTGTTTTACCTGCAACACCGCCGTTACCTGCTGCCCCACCAACACTTGCACCGCCACCGCCTCCACCTGCACCCGCATAATAGGTTGCGCCAGTAATAAAACCGCTTATGTCTATGCCGTTACCGCCAGTTCCACCAGTCCCAGAAGTTGAACCACCGCCAGTTCCACCAGCACCGCCACCACCTCCAGCACCATTACTTGTAGTTGCGCCACCACCATTGTTCCCAACATTACTGTCGCAAGAAACTGAACCTGTGCCACTTAAGGCAGCGTCAATAACACCACCACCAGATGCACCCGTTGGATATGCGTTTAACTGACCGTCATAACAACCACCACCGCCACCGCCAGCAACAGAAATCTGTGAACCGATAGATGACTTTAAACCGATGCCACCCGTTGCGGTTGCGGTTGTTCCAGCACCGCCAGCACCAACATCAAGCGTGTAAGTTGCAGCAGGCAAATAGATTGTGGTCGTGCTGGTAATACCTAAAACACCGCCACCACCTCCACCGCCGCCAGGCACAGAATCCGTGTAACTGCCACCACCTGCACCGCCGCCGCCGATTAAACAGACATCAAACAATCCACCAGTAGAAACAACAAGATTGCTGTCGCTCGTAAACGACAACAGCGTGTAACTCTGATTACCAACAGTAATCGTTGAACTACTGCCGCCCGAAGCAACACCATAACCACTCAAAGTTGCTACAGCACTCGTCTTGCTACGAATATAAACAATGCCTGAACCGCCTGTGCCGCCCGTTGCACCGCCACCGCCTCCACCACCTGAACCCGTGTTTGCTGCTGCCGATGAACCTACCGCAGTTACTCCGCCTGCACCACCAACTGAACTACCACCAGCACCAGCCGAACCGCTACGAGTGCCACCGCCGCCACCGCCACCCTTAAATAATGCGCTTCCACCAATAAATGCACTGACATCATAACCAGCACCGCCGTTTCCGCCGTTTCCACCGCTTGCGTTTGCACCAACGGCTGTTACGCCACCGCCACCGCCAGCGCCAGAGCCATTACTTTGCACGCCGTTACCGCCTGCAAAACCATTTACACCTGCATTAGTTGCAGCACCTCCGACAATTTCTGGAGCCGAACCTGTGCCACTACCACCACCGCCACACGCACCGCTTTTGTTTGTGACAGCCCCATAATTAACGCCAGTTCCGCCACCGCCAATACCAAAACTGCGACCAGTTGAGTTAATGTTTGAACCTAAACCTTCCGTATTACTTGCGCCACCAGCACCAACATCAACTGCGTAAGTTCCAGCAGTTAAATAAATTGTGCTTTCAATAACGCCACCTGCGCCACCACCGCCACCGCTATCTGTGCCAATACGACCACTAGAACCGCCAGCACCGCCACCAAACATAAGGACATCAAATAAACCATCAGAGGTTACAACAAAGTTGCCGTCAGAAGTAAAAGTATAAAGATTATAGTTAGAACCACCAGCAGTAATACTTGACGATGTGCCGCCCGAACCTACACCGTAAGCGCCTACTTGCCCAACAATAGTCGGGGTATTACCGCTACTTACATATCCGAGTTCACGCCGATTCGGCATAGTTAAGCTCCTTCAATAACTGGACTTGGTGGCGCAACAAACTCTGTGCCATTCCAAGTATCACCGATGCCAGCATATTTGCCACGAGAAGCACCTTCAATCGGATTGTTGTTGTAAGAAGTCTGAACCCACACACCGTCAAAACCGATAGATGCGATGAACGCTTGACCGTCTGCTTCGGTTGGTGCATCATTGTTGCTGACAACGATTACTTGTTGCACTAAACCGTTTTCTATTTTTGCAAAATGTGCCATAACTAAACCTTGAACCTTACATAAACAATACCGCTACCGCCTGCACCGCCATTTGAACCGTTGACTGTGCTGCCGCCACCACTACCGCTATTTGCTGAAGCAGAATTACCTGTGCCTGATGTTTTGCCAGCGTTTGAATTTGCCGATGAGTTACCACCAGCACCGCCAGAACTAGTGCCACCGCCGCCACCGCCAGTTGATTTGTAAGTTGCACTGCCTGAAATAAATGCACTGACATCACCGCCATTACCACCAGTACCGCCAGTAGTGGTACCTGAGGTGCCACCTGCGGCTGAATAACCGCCACCGCCACCGCCAGCCCTTAAGTCTCCATCACGAGAACCAATGCCGCCATCATTACCTAAATTTGCAAAATTAGCAATACCACCAGCACCACCACGACCACCACCACCACCACCAGAACCACCTGGACCAGCGGCGTTGTCGTTAGAGTGTCCAAAACCACCACCAGAAGCAACAAGTTTTGTGCCGACTGCGGTGAAACTTCCTGCTGTTCCAAAATTTTGACCCACACCACCAGCACCACCAGCACCGATTGTAATTGTTTGATTTGCGTCTAGATAAAGTGTTGATGTTGTAAAAAGACCTACAAGTTGTCCAGCACCGCCACCGCCACCAGCAACACCACCACCACTACCACCAGCACCACCGCCACCGCCAGCAACTAAAACGTCAAACAAACCTGCGGTAGTAACCGTCAAAGTTCCTGTGCTTGTAAAAGTTAGAAGCGTGTATGCCTGTGCTGACACAGTAATACTTGACGAAGTTCCGCCTGTCGCAACACCGTAACCCGTTTGAGTGCCGTTTACATAGACGGCACTTGTTGTTGGCTCTGCGCTGACATATCCAAATGTCCTGCGACCCATAGGTTACGCCGTAATTCTGTTGACGAATCCGTGAATCGTGATGACGTTTGCAGTAGCGGCGAATGCACGAACAACCTTTGCTGAAGCGTTGCCCTGCAACAACAGTCCTGGAATGATAGTTACAAGTCCAGCCTCTGGCTGTACTGTGACCTCAATGTTGCCATCAGGCGCATCAGCCTGACCCCACTCAATCGTCAATTTAACCGACGAAGCAGAGGTATTCACGGCGTACAACCAGATCTCATCGATCGTCGTTGCAGTAGCCGATGCTGTGTGAATTGCCGTACCAGCTGTGGCAGTAGCAGCAACTTTTATCGCTAACCCTGTGCCCGTAGTGCCGGCTGGCTGTAGACATAATTTGCTTAGTGTTGCCATTATCTATCTCCTATTTTGTTAAGACCATATTTGCGTTGCGATGAAAACTTGATCATCGAACGCGTCGAAGCCAGTTCCTGATGATGCTGCAGTAACTCTACCTTGTGCGTCAACAGTGATGTTGGTCGTCGTGTATGAGCCTGGCGTAACTGCTGTGTTAGCAAGCTTGTCTGCTGTAACCGCGTCGTCAGCAATCTTTGCAGTTGTAACGTTTAAATCAAGAATCTTAACAGTTGTGACAGCGTCGCTTGCTAATTTAACCGCCGTGACTGACCCATCGTCTGGCACGCCCGGAGACAGGGCGGATACGCCCATAAGCGTCCATGCGGTGCCGTTGTAAAACCAAGTCTTGCCACTAGACGTGAAAAGATCATTTGTTAACGGTGAGTTTGGAAAATCAATTGCTGCCACTGTATCATCCTATCTTTCGATACGCACTATACCCTATGTATATTAACACGAGTATACAGCGGTGATTACGCGACCTAGTTGCTTTTTGTTGAAAATTACAACAAATCTAGCGGTTATTGCGGTAGTCTACTGCGTAAATACGCGCACTCTAGAGCAAGGGCTTCTTCGTACCGAATTCCGTATCTATTTCCGGCAGCCTGGTGTTCTTGCACCATGCCAATTCCGTCCTCAAAGCGCTCTTCCTGCTCTTCCCATTCGTCGTAGCACAGGATGCCGTAGGCAAACGGATCAACGCCTTCAGCCTCAAATGCTTCTTTAACTCGTTGCGCCACCAACCCAACATGCCACCTCGCGCCGTCTCCTTTTTTCTGAACAGCGTCTTTAAACTTGAACTGTTGATACTCGACGTTACTCCAAGCGCGCAGAACTGCCTCGTTGATGTCGCCGATCTGCTCTTTCTCTCTTTCATCCGATGTGCTAATTGTTGCAGTGTCGGCGTAAACTACCGTCCACCTACGAGCCGCTCCACCAAGTGAGTATGTTGAATCAGTGCGAGGTCGTAAGACCTGAGTATCTGTGTTTGTTGCAAAAAAAGTTACAGTCGCGCTTCCATCAGTTTCAGAACCGCCGGTGACTTGTATTCTTGCATCATAGTCATTGACCGATTCGTTGTTGCCAGAGGTATGAATATCCATGTACCAGGTTGCTGCAGTGTTTTGCTTTCCAAGTTCCAGTGTGCCATCAGCACGCAAAAGAGCGGAGCGCTCATTGGAAATATAAGAATCAAAAACATTTGTTCCACCTGTGTAGTATAAACCAGTATCGGCATTATCAACTCGTAGTCCTACAAAACCAGAACCACGAGCAACAAAGAAACTTTGGACTTTGTACGTTCCAAGATTTACGGCATCAAAACCCCATGCATAGTGTGAACCACCAGTTGCAGCGGTTGATGCTTCTTTGTTGTCTACAAGTCCAAGTTCAAAACCAGTCATTGCTGAAGCATGTGAATTCGCGTCCATCAAAACATTTGCGTTATGCGCCCATACTTTTGTGAACGGATTTACATAGGCAGTTGCTGTTCCCGATGGAGTTGAGGCAGATTGTGCTGTACCGTTGGCGAGATACCAACCTTCAACCGTGATGCTTGAACCATTTGCTGCCCAATCAGTGATAAATCCGCTGTACTTTGTTGGGCTGTGAGCAGTATCAATAATCATGCCTTTGCGCAAAAGTCTTCTATTCGCCTCGCTGATTGTTGAAGCAGGGACAACAGTTGTTGCTGTATAGGTTGCGCCAGCTAAAGTCAGCGTTGGAGGTGGAGCTAAAACATCGGCAAAGAAAGAAACTGCGTCTCTGTCAGTGTAGATAGAGATATCCGCCTCGTTGGTTACACCCAAAACTTCGGCGGCGCTATTAAAGTCCGAGCCACTTGGATAAAGTCTTACCGCAAAACCAGTCGCGCTATCTTCGTTGCCGTAAGGCGCCGACATGATTCTTTGGCCCTCACGAAGAAGGTCACCGTTAAGATTTTCTGGATTAAGGATTTTTGCGCCACGGTCTGCAACCCAAACAACTTCTCGACCGCCAGTATCTATTCGACTAGAAAGCACATAGTTGCCATCTGGAATTGTTACAAATACACAATTTGCTCTCAGGATTCCATTGTCAGTGTAGGTGACAGCGCCAGTTCGTGCTTGTGCCGCGGCATCAAAAGCGGCAGTGTCATCTGTAACGCCATCGCCAACTGCGCCATAATCTGACACAGAAACTGGCAGAGAGGTCTTATTGACTTTTGCATTGATTTGAGTTTGAATTGCCGAGGTGACACTGTTCACGTAGCCGAGCTCGGTTGATGACACGTCACCGATAGTCGTTGTGCTTGGTAATACAACGTTGCCAGTAAAAGTAGGCGAGCTTAGCGGTGCGTAAGAAGCAAGTGAGCCTGCTTCTACATTTGCAGCTGAAGGATTTACCTCCCAGGCAGAACCATTCCAAGTCCACGTGCGGGAGCCGGCAGTGTATACTTGGTTGAGAGATGGAGAATTTGGAAAATCAATTGCTGGCATATCGTGCTCTTTCTGCCGCTACTGCGACACTACAGTGTATTTTACTACGCTTTAGCCGGTGCAATAATTTTGTTGCTGGTAGCGGTATAAGCCACCTAGTTAATGTGTGACCCACTCTTGTTCTTCTTCGTTCCACTCATACGGGTTTTCTGTTGAAGCATCTGATGGCATTGGTGTCGGTGGTTGCCAATCGTGGTTGCTGTCAAGAGTCCACGAAGGGAACGGTTGTGGTGCTACGAACACATCAGCGTCAGGCAGATATTTGAACCCAACGCCACAGAATTGTTTGCGAATCCTGTTATTAAAACTTGTCTGAACCCAAGTGCCACCGAATAAATCGTTGCACCACTCAACACCGTTTGATTCATATTCGTTAGCGACCACGATTACTCGTAGCACATTATTGTTGTTATCTAATTCTGCGAAGTGTGCCATCAGAAAGTCCACGCAATCGTGCCAGTTGCAAGAAACGTAAATATTTTGTATCCGCCCGTGGTTGTTTGTGTGCCAACTGTCAATGTGGTTGGGTCTGCGAATGTGTCAAGAGTTCGCATAATAACGATTCCTGAACCGCCAGCACCACCTGCACCTGCGCCTTGACCGTCATTACGACCACCGCCACCGCCACCCGTGTTTGCTGTGCCAGCCTGCGGAAGTGTGCTTGCATTTCCACCGTTACCGCCACCACCATTTCCGCCAGAAGCAACAGCCCCAGAAGGAGAATTACCACCACCACCGCCACCGTAGTAAACACTTGAACCTGATATCACATTCACTACGCCAACACCACCTGCATTAGTGCCCGACCCAAATGTATTTCCACCAGTATTACTTGCACCGCCACCGCCACCGCCGAAACCGCCAGTCGTAGAACCACCCGCACGACCTTGATTGGCTGTGCCTGCTGAGCCATTCGTATTCAAATTATAACCACCACCACCACTCCCACCAGTAGCAGACGCATTAGTGCCACCACCACGACCACCACCAGTTGAAGTAATAGTTGTCAAAGCCGTGCCAGCAACAGAACTATCTGTGCCAGATGTGTTTGACGCACCACCAGCACCAACCGTCGCTGTGTAAACAGTTCCGCTAACTGGTGTGAACGCTGTTTCTAAAGTCGTAGCATCACCGCTTACCGCAACAGTGCTTCTTACGCCACCAGCACCACCACCGCCACCGTTAAAAGTTGCGTTGTTGCAGTTTCCCCCACCACCACCGCCAGCGACAACAAGATAATCAACAACAACAGGGACAGCACTTACAGTTTGCACAACTACAGGGTAAGCCGAAACATATCCAAGCGGTCTGCGTGAATTAGTCATCGTCTAGCCCAGTAACGCTTGTGGGCGAGTCGGAAAAACAATCAACTTAGGGTCAGCGTTTTGTGATGGCAAGTCTCGTAGTTCTTCACGGTATTCTTGCCACGCTGTTTTGTCGGCTGTGCAATCTGCTATCTGTGTCCAGTCCGATGCTTGTAGTTCACGGTTACGCCAGTTTCTAAACCGTTCAAAATACCATTCGTTAGGTATTTCGTTTGCGTTTTCGTGTGGTGCAACAAAATCTAGGTAGTTCATTATGCAGCCTCATAAACAAAATTAAAGTTAATGATATCGGTTGTTGCAAATGTAAACGGTTGAGTAGCACCGACATTGGCGTGAAACAAAAAATTTCCCGTTACTTGTGGCAACTTAAATAGAACTGTTGTAGTTGAATCTAAATATCCTGCGCCAAGATATTGGTCGGTTGTGCTTGTATCAACATAACTTATGTTGTTTGTGTAAAAATTGTTTCCTAATTTTGCTGTAACTGGCAAACTTATTTTAGGACCGCTTCCCATAGTTGTTGTGCTTCCGAAAGTTAATTGACCGTAAACATGAACCAAAAAACCAATCTGTGCATAACGAAAATTGTTTGTGCCATTACCAAGAGTTATGTTTGTGTAAGAAGGCGTGTAGGCAACATAAGCAGTTACATTGTTGCTCGGAACTGCTTGAACAATTTGGCTAGAAGTATAAGCCATAGACTAAACCGTAATCTGATTCACATACCCGTGAAGACAAATAACATTCGCCGTACCAGCAAAAGCCTTAACAACCAACGGAGTCGCATTACCCTTCAACAACAAACCAGGAATTACTGAAACCAAACCAGCCTCAGGCAACACAGTTACCTCAATGTTGCCATCAGGTGCAGTTGCTTCGCCCCACTCAATCGTCAACTTAACTGACGATGCTGAACTGTTCACCGCATAAATCCAAACCTCATCAAGAGTAGTAGTCGTAGTCGAACCAGTATGAATTGTTGTACCAGCAGTAGCAGTAGCAGCAACCTTAATTGCTTTGCCGTCTGTGCTACCTGAAAGAATCTTTTTAGTGAATGTTGCCATGTGCTGCCTCTAATCTATAGTGCTATTGCTATAATATACTACGCTACACGACCCAACCCTGATCAGCCACCTAGTTAAATTGCGACCCACATCTACGGCTCGTCAATTTCTATCCACACTTGGTTTGGTTCAAACCACGCATAGTTGCCTTCAGGTCTTGGGGTTGGCGGTTGCCAATTGTGGTTCTCATCTAAAGTCCATGAAGGATATGGTTGTGGTGTTATGAACACATCGTTGATGAAGTCGTATGTGTCACCAATGCCTGCGTAACGTTTACGAAAGTTTGAGTTGTAAGAAGTTCGCTTGCAGGTAAGCCCCAAATTCCACGATTGATTTTCGTAGTATTGTTCCCACGCTTCAGTAGAACCACCGACTTCGATATCGCCGTCTAGTTGCGTAACTGTTTCATCAACGCCCGTAAGTACCTTGACAACAACATTATTTTCGTTAAGAAATGCGTAATGCGCCATTATGCCCAACTCACATTCCCGCTACCAGCGGTAATTGAAACTATTGTATTTGCGCCGCTGGTTGTTGATGATGATGTCAAACCCGCACCAACAGTGATTGTGCCTGACGCTGTTGGATATCGCAAAATAACTATCCCACTACCACCGTTGGTTCCAGTACCACCACCACCGCCACCTGTGTTTGCTGAACCACCAGTGCTAGACGACCCACCACCACCAGTTCCACCAGGAGCATTATTGTCTCCTGCACCACCACCACCACGAGTAACTGCCGAACCAGTTATAGAACTAGATAAACCATCTCCACCGTGACCGTCACCGTCTGTGTTACCTGCTTCGCCAGCACCGCCACCACCCGAAAATGTCCCAGAGCCACCCACAAATCCCTGAACAGGCGTTGCCCGTGCTGCTGCTGCACCAGTATATGCACCACCAGATGAACCACCGCTTAAACTTGGGCAACCAGCACCGCCAGTACCGCCGCCGCCCGTAGAAATTACTGTAGAAAAAACACTATCGGTTCCGCTACGACTTGTAGTACCATTAAGTACGCCACCAGCACCAACAGAAACAATATAATTTGTATTTTTAAAAACCGACAATGGTGTTTCTGCAGCACCACCACCACCTGTAGTTTCTCCGCTTGTGCTATTGCGATAACCACCAGCACCACCACCGCCACCATAAGAAACTGCGCCCGAACCGCCACCAGCAATAACTAAGTATTCTACGGTAAGACTTGGGGTAGTAGCAGCCTGACCCCAATTGCCTAGAGTCGGTTGTTGAGTTAGTGTTCTAGGAGAATATCTAGACATTATTAAGCAATTCTATTTACAAAACCAAAGATTTCTATTTTATTAGCCGTACCAGCAAACGCTGTCACGTTGACAGAACCAGTCAAGATTAGACCGGCACAAACAAGAACAAGACCCGAAGGTGTCGCTGCAATCGACTGCTGAATCAAATCCGAAGTCACAGTTGCACCACCAAGTTCAACAGTTAAAGTAACCGCCGAAGAATGAATATTTGCCGCGTACAACCACAACTCGTCCAACGCGGTTGCGTGAGCAGCATGAATTGTTGTGCCAAGAGTTGCTGTTGCAGCAACGGCAATACCTCGACCGTTCGTGCTACCTGAAAGTTTTACCTTTGTAAATGTTGCCATGTGCTGCCTCTAATCTATAGTGCTATTGCCATAATATACTACGCTACGCTACACGACCCTGATAAGCCACCTAGTTAAATTGCGACCCACTCTTGTTCTTCTTCACTCCACGAATACATTCCTTCGCCTGCTGGGTAAGCAACAGGTGCTTCCCAAACGCAAGTGTCTTCATCAAGAATCCACGATGGATATGGTTGTGGGGCGTAGAAAGCGTCTAGTGTCGCGTCATACTTATAGCCAATGCCCGCATAGTTTTTACGATATGGGGTGCCACCATTGTTGTGCTGACCACCATAAGTGTTGTACGAGGTGCGCTTGCAAGGCTGACCTCGGAACTCCCCATACCATTGTTCCCAATCGATACCGTCTTCACCTTCGTTTTTACCGACGATGACTTCTGTAACGATATTTTCGTTATCTAGAAATGCGTAATGTGCCATGTTTATATTTATCCTTGCTAAGTTTACATTACTTATTGCTATTATTCAAATTAGTATTTATTATACGTAATAAATTATTCTTTTTCTATTTGAGGGAAAATGCCATACGACAGTGTAATTCTAGGGTCAATCCCAATAGCCATATGCTTAGTACCTTTTGGTATTATCAATAAATCAGAAGGTTCTAGAATATATTCTTCTGTGTTATTTATTTTATATAGAACTTTTCCATGCAATCCTAAAAGTAAAACATCGGTTATGTCATCATGCACTGGACTTTTAATTCCGGAAACTAATGAAGAAAAAATACATAAATTAGATTCCGTATTATGCATATTGAATTCATTTTCTAATTTACTATAAATATCTATAAAATCATTATC